GTGCCATTTTGTAATTCTTTTTTAATACAGCCATTATTGAAGTAGGTTCTGTAAAGAAATATTCATTAAAGTTACCTTCTCTAATCATCCAATCTCTGAATTTAGAAACTATACCAATATCATTCTCTACATCACCAGCTTCCATTCTTTCTTCAATAACTTTTACAAAACCAGTTATAGCTTCCATTTTTCTAGCTCTATCTATTTCATGTGCTCGATTAATAGCAGCTTGCATATCTGGTGCAAATACTTCATATGTTGATACAACTACTTCTGTATCATCATCAAAGTTATGTACTTCCATGTGGGCATTACTACCCCATAGTTGTTTTCCTAAATGTTCTCTAAAATAAGCCACCGTTACTAAATATTCTTGGTCTCTATCTGTATTAACCTCAATATGTTGATGACTTTCAGTCTTTTTATCTTTCATATTCTCCTTTTGTTGTTTATATAAAGGGCTGTCAAATAACCCATAAGGGAAAAAGACAGCCCTGTTATAAGTGGACGTGCTGGGAGTCGAACCCAGGTTATATACGTACTTTAGGGGAAAAATATGTATAACTAATCCAATTCACGCCCGAAATCTACATGTACTAGCAACACATAAGCCAATAAGCGTCATCCTAAACGCACCTATGTCTTTTTAATCAGTACATAGGAACCTATATGTTGCGTACTACATATAAATTCCATGCCTTGTTGATAAACTTAGCTATCTAGTTTCAGTTGCTGGAGTCAACAGGGCATATTTTACCAGCTCTTACTCCTAGATAGCTAATCCTTTGCCTCGAATGTTTTATTACATTCATTACAATAATAAAATCTCTTATCTTTATTCCAGGTTAGGGGTTTTTGTTTATCGCATTTTGTTTCTGTACATGTTAATTTAAATTCTGTATACCACATATTAGACACTTACCTTTGGTGCAGGTATGTCCATTAATGCAGCAGCTTTACTCATGTATTTTGGTCTATCACTTGGTACTCTTTTAGTTCTCGTCATCATTTTATTTTCATATTTGAAAAAGTAATAATCATAACCAGATTTAAAGTATCTTATTTCTTCGATAGTTAAATAGTTACCATTTAAACTCCAACAATACATAGGTGGATATTTTCTTGGTCCACCAATTTTTGGATATTTCTTTTTTCTATCACTTAATGACACTGTACTTTTACTCACAGCAATCACATCCTTTCTCTAATGCTTTTATATTCACTTGTTCGTGCAATGTAAATGCACCAATATTTATTTCGTGTCTTGCACAACCAACTAACATTTGATTGTCTATATTGATACCTATTTCTAAGTTACCATATTCTCTTGGTGACATACCTTCAGGTAGTTCTTCAATACATATGTTACAACCTAAATAGGCAATCATTTCACGTGATTTAATATCTTCCATTATTCTTCTTCTTCAGATGAATTTAACCAACTGTTATGTATCTTGTCACCGTCTTTAGTAAATGAATAAGTATCTTTACTCATTGTTCTTCGCCTTTATTAATAATATCAATCTGTTTTTTCATTTGATATCTTACAGCTTCTAGTAACATTGCTGCAAATCCTTGTACCTTGTCAGTAACAGCGTCATTAGATGACCACGTCTCTAGGTCAGCTAATGTCCACTGAAGGACAGTTTGTAAAGAATCTTTTGGCAACATTTGTAAATATTCTGTATCAATTTCTTGATTAGTATATTCTTCCATAATTCCTTTCTTTCCTCTGCAGGTATTTCTACCTGCTTTATATTGCATTATTTTTACCGTCATATCAGCACGTCTGATATATATATAGTTTTCCCCTTTGGCTTAAAGTTTATAGCCGTAACCACTCTACTTTCATATGACCTTCATATGTGGTAGGTTATTCTATATTATCCAGACACATTCGGCTACTATATTCAACAGGTTACTACGCCTGCTCCACCGACCTTCCCTTGGGGCATAATCGTGACCGAGCTTTCCGATTACTCTGATGCCCAAATTGGTTTAGAAGTTTGTGCTGAACTATTTATTATAAATAGCTTGTAACACACATTATGTGCTTCAAGCTATCTACAATATTTAAATTGTAGTATAGCTTCTCCTTTACAGGATTATTCTTCTTCCAGTTCGTCCATGCCTACAAACTTTGCAAGTAAACGTATCATTTCCTGATGCGTTTCTAATATTTTTGCAATGTTATCTAGTGCTGAACTTATGTCGATATTTAAATCGTGTTGTTGGTATTTTTCCATTATTCCTCCTCGAAATATTGTTCAAAAACTGTATAAACAAATCCACCTATATCCCATAGATTTATAAAATCACCAAAGAACAGGTCATTTCGTTCTTCAACTAATTGTCCTGTTTCTGGGTTGTATACATATACATCAAATAAATCTCCAAAATTATGAATTACTTTATATCGTAAAGATACATCATTTACAGTAAGTATAAAAGATATACCACCTCTATGTTCTGTATCTTCGTGTTCTGGATAAATTGTTAAATCTTCCATAACATTTTTAATAAAGTCAGGTAGATAATCCATTATAGCTCCTGCACTATATGTATTTGATTCCGTCTTCATGTTATTCCTTTTCTTATTGATTAAATTTTTTATAGATAAGGGACAACTATTGTTGCCCCCTATCTTTATATCACTTGCGTGATATTATTCTTCTTCAGAAGAATATTCAAAAGCATTATCAACTTTTGTAGGTGCTAACCATATATCAAGAATGTTTAATTCATTCTTGTAATTAGTTTTACCAGTAGCTTTATCAACAAAGTTATTTGATTGAAGCTTAGCTCTAATCATTAACCTACCAAATGGTCTTGGTTGCTCTGGAGTATGATTAGCTTTTAAGAAATCTTCGATTTCCGTAACTAATTCATCACCGTATGCAACACAAGTTTCACTTGCTTGCTTATTATTTCTACCGTCAGCAATAAATTTAATACCATTGATATATTTATTACCTGTTTTACTAGAAACACCAACTCTCGGACTTCCGTCCTGAGTTACTGTAGTCAATGCACCAGTTAATATCACTTCGTTTACTTGTTGAAGTGAACCTGCGTATTGTTTTAGCAATGTAGTTATCCTTTCTACTTCGTACTTATTGTTCTGAAGATTGTTGATTTCTAAAAAAAATTATATTTATATATGTCTGGGCCAAGGGTCCCTATGGGAAAAGCCCAGACATACATTTATTTGTCAATTGAATTAGTCGCTACTAACTCAACCTGTTCGTTTTGATAAACAAATAAATAATGTTTAAGAATTTTGTCGGGATTATATCCCTTATCAAATTCTTTTACTTTTTTATTGTTTATATATATTGTGTACATATACTCGCTTTCTATATGATTTTATAATATTTATTAACTAGACTTCTAACTTTGCAACCGTAATAAATTACTGGCGTAAAAGTCTAGATAATAGATACTTAGATAATTAACCGCTTAAGTCCCATGTTGGATTTACTTGGTCGACTTGTGTGTTGGATAATTATTTTTATTGTATTTATATTTTTCATTTGGTCGCCTATGGCTCCCGAAAGGGAAAAAGGCGACCATAGTTATAACATATCTTTAATTTGACTTAATATATTTATTATTAAAATAAATATAATAAAGTAGAATGTATAGCTCTTCATAGTTCCTTTCGTCTTTAATTTAATTCTTAACAAGATATATAAATAAACTAAGGGAAGATTGCTCTCCCCTTAATTTATTCAGAAGGTGAAATTATGCCAATAATCTCTTTTCACCACATGGAGTACATAAGTCTTGTATCCATAGTAAGTTTTCATTATCCCATTCATTATATTTCTTAATGAAGTATGGCTTAGGATACTTAGCATTTGTGCCAAGTTTCTTAGTATCATTACAATCTTTGCAAGTATATGTTTTACTCAATTTATTCTCCTTATATTTATTAATATTGTATGAGCTCTGCTCATTATTGAACCCAAAGGGTCCCTCTGGGAAAAGGGTTCAATACAATATTATAAATATTAGAGAATACTATTCTTTTCTGTTTGGATACATACTATCTATATCAGATAGTATCCATACAGAAAGGAATAGATTTAATCTATATGGGTATATATTAAAAAATATGTATGGTATTTCCATACATATTATTTCATATAGATATAAGACATTAAGTCTTATATCTTTTGAATAGGTAGTCTGTTGCGAAGCAACAGTTAAGTTTACTTAATCTTTGACCTACCTATTTAAACTTGACTGTGTCAAGTATTATACGTATGTAAAAAAATATATGCTGGTAATCTTTCGTACATACAATAACGTAAGTAGGGATTGACGTTTCGGACATAGCGGGCTATATAAAAAAAGAAGGTTGATTAGAAAATTTCTACAGTTCTTGGGTACTTAGTTTGTGTTTCTACTGTATCGTGTGACCGATTCTAAGCTTTCTGACTCCCGATGCCAACTTTACCTGTGACTGTTTACTTGCTCCTAATGTTTGTAATATCTGGTACTCTAGCACTATAATAAAATCTACGCAACAATCTACGAAGGATTAGACTTTATGCCAAATTTGATATGTTCGGCACCTAGCTGTAAAAAACGGCTCACAGGCAAGCAAAGGAAGTTTTGTAGCACCCAATGTAACAAAAGAACCTGGGCTCAAACTAAACGACATAATAAGAAAGTTGAAGAGAAACCTATAAATAAAGACTTCAAAGCCGAAGAGGGCGACTATGCAAGTGTACGTAGAGGCAAATACTATGAAGAGTTTAAAGAACTATATGCAGATTCATTAGCTAACGGAGATATAACAGTGGTAGGTGTAGCAGGAATTTTGGACACCAGTTCAGCAACTGTATCCCGCATGCTCGCTGCCTACAAAATAGATACTCAAAACGAAATCGCAGCCGAAGGCTGGGAGATTGACGAAGAATCTCAATCAACTCTTGCAAATTTTTCTAGCTTTCGCAATAAGTACTTTGCAACAGAGACAGGGGAGAAGTATGAAACTGCTGATTTCCATGAGAACTGGATTAATAGTATACTTACAGCTATAGACGAGGGGAATGAATTATTAATATTAAGTCCACCAAGACATGGAAAGACAGAACTGTTAATCCATTTTGCGGTGTATCAAATAATGCTCAATCCAAACATCCGAATTATGTGGGTTGGTGGGAACGAGGACATAGCAAAGAATGCTGTTAGTTCTGTATTAGACCACTTAGAACAAAACGATAGATTACAAGAAGACTTTTGTGCTCCAGGTAAGAACTTCAAACCTGATAATAGGTCAGGTAAGCAATGGTCACAGAATCAATTTACTGTAGGTACAAGAACAGTACCAGGTATTAAATCTCCAACAATGGTTGCTGTAGGTAAAGGTGGAAAGATACTTTCAAGAGACTGCGACTTAATAATTGCAGATGACATTGAAGACCACCAGACAACAATGCAACCTGGTGCAAGAGAGAACACAAGACAATGGTGGACCACTACTTTATCAAGTCGTAAAGAGGAACATACTGCTGTTGTAGTAATAGGTTCAAGACAACACTCAGATGATTTATATCATCACTTACTAGCTAATGAAAGTTTTGAATCTATTGTTGAATCAGCACATGATGTTACTTGTGGAATAGAAGAACACTTTGTAGATGAACATGTAGATTGTTTACTATGGCCTTCTAAGAGAAGTTACAAATGGTTAATGTCTAGACAACAAGCTGCAGAGACTACAGGTGGTAGACAGATATATGAAATGGTTTATTACAATCAAGCGTTTGTTGAGGGTACTCAAATATTTACTATAGATATGATTGATTCCTGTATGAGACCAGACCTAGTCATTGGGCAGATACCAGGTAGCTTACATTTAGTTGCAGGACTTGACCCTGCTAGTTCTGGATATCAGGCAGCAGTACTATGGGGAATAAACTCTTACAGAGGTGAATTGTTTCTTATAGATATTGAGAACAGACAAGGTGGAGGAGTTAAACATGCTCTACAGATTATGTCTGACTGGTATCAAAAATATGATTTACAACATTGGGTAATTGAAGAGAATGGATTTCAATCTGCTATTAGACAAGATGAAAAGATAAAAGAATTTGTTTTAAGAAGTGGAGTTACTATGCAAGGGCATATTACTGGAAAGAATAAACATGACCCTATGTATGGTGTAGGTTCTATGGCAGGATTATTTGAAAATCATAAAATTCATTTACCAACAGGAAACTCTGAAAGTCTTGCTAAAGTTAATGCTTATAGAACGCAGTTACTATATTTTGATGGAAAGCCTGTTTCACAGCGAAACAAGGAAAAAACTGATATAGTTATGGCAGGATGGTTTCCAATGAAAGTATTCAGAAGAATGAATAAAGAACAACTTGCTGAGATGGGTTTAGACTACAATGCTAGCTATACCGATTTTGGCGTAACAGATTATAACGAGGCACCGTGGGGATAGAAAATTTAGATATAAAGAATTATAAAGAGATAGTTGATAATGCAACTCAACTTGTTACTGGTAAACCAACTAAATCTAGACAAGTACAAAAAGCTAGAATAAAAGCAATACTTAATGGTGGTGCTGATGGTATGAAAGCATTACTTGGAAGTAAAATGGAAACTTCAGATGCAGACCTTTTACCTGCACCTAATATGCTTCAATCTGGTATTGATAGATTAGCTCAAAAGATTTCAGGTGTTCCTCAAGTTAGAGTAGATATTTTAAATCATAATACTTCTGATAGAGCAAAAGTCAGAGCAGAGAAAGTTGAAAGGATTGTTACTTCTTATGATGAGAATCAAAACTTAAATTTACAACTAGCTCAGGTTGCCAGATGGTTACCAGGGTACGGATACGCTGCTTGGATTATAACGACAAAAACAGATAAAAATGGTTATGTATACCCAACAGCAGAACTCCGAGACCCTTATGATACCTTCCCTGGAAACTTTGGTCCTGACCAAGAACCTAGAGAGCTAGCTGTTTTAAGAAGGGTACCTAGATATAAACTTGCTCAAATCTATCCTGAGTTTGCTAAAGAGATATTAAATCCAGATGAAAGTGAAAATCAACAGGAAGCTGCTTTTGGTGCTGGAGGCCTTGGCCAAACGTATGAAAACGAGAAACAAAATAATTGGGAAGATAATACAGGTCAGGGTGTCCGCATAATTGAATATTATGATTTAGGTGGAACTTATATAATTTTCCCTGAAAAGAATATGATTCTTGATTTCATACCTAACTTCTTAAGTACTCCTCCATTTATATTTATGAAGAGAGTTTCTTTTGATGAACTAAAAGGTCAGTATGACCACGTTATAGGTTTGATGGCTATGATGGCAAAGATTAATATCATGTCAGCAATAGCTATGGAAGATTCAGTATTTACTGAAACTAACATATCTGGTGAACTTGAATCAGGACAATATAGAAAAGGTAGATTTGCAATTAACTATCTTGCTCCTGGTACTCAAGTATCTAAACCACAGAACAATATTCCTTATCAATTATTTCAACAAGTAGATAGATTAGAAAGACAATTGAGAATGGTTGGAGGTTACCCAGTAACTGATGACTCTCAATCTCCTAACTCTTTTGTTACTGGTGCTGGACTAAATGAATTAAATAGCACAATGTCATTAATGATTAATGAATATAGAGAAATCATTAGACATGGTTTACAGAAGATGGATGAAAAAAGATTAGAACTTGATGTTTTACTTGGAATGCAATTCCCTGAATTAAATAAAAAACCTATTCAAGGTTTTTATGCAGGTACAGCTTTTTCTGAAAATTACTCTCCAATAAAAGATATTGGTGGAGATTATAGAACTAGAAGAATCTATGGTGTTATGGCTGGATTTGATGAGCCACAAAAGATTGTTACTGGTTTGCAATTGTTACAAGCAGGTGTTATAGACGTAGAGACCTTACAAGATAATATTGATGGTCTTGAGAATATAGCTAAAGTACAAGAACGTATTAGAAAGAATAAAGCAGAGAATGTTTTATTTGAATCTGTTCTTGCTAGGTCAGCTCAAGGAGACCCTGCAGCAACTATGGCTGTTATAGCTATTTATGAATATCCATCAGAAATGACAGATATATTGAGAATGTTCTATACTCCACAGGAACCACAAATGTCTCCTGAAGAAGAACAAATGATACAACAACAACAAATGGCAATGCAAGGACCTGGACAACCTCCTTCAATTGCACAAGCATTAGGTGGCGTGTAATGCAAAAAGATGATTTACAATTTTGGAATATTATTAATGCAGAGTTTGGTTCTTTTGACGTTTTAGATGAAACTCAAATAGATAATATGTTTACAGTAATACAACCAGTACCTGGTGTAATAATTATGATAAATGAGGATATACATGGCAAAGAAGCGTGGTAGAGGTGGCTACAGGCAACCTAAAGCTACAAGAAAAAATGCAGTTAGTGGACCTGGAGCTTTAAGCCAAAGAACTGACGGTGCTCAACCTGTTATGCGTTTACCTGATGCAAAATATGGTGAAAGTAAAGCTTTTGAAGAACAACAACAAGCTGCTCCTTTAGGAGATACAGGTGGTGCTAATGCACCATTACCTATGGGTGGACCTGTGGCAGGGCCTAACGTTTTTGGTCCAACAGATATTCCAGGACAACCTCCAACAGAAGGTCTTCCTTTTGGTGCTGGTTCTCCTCCAATGCAAGATATGACAAATAATGTTGATATATTATTATCAGCAATGTATGCAGAGAATCCACATCCATTAATAGCACAGTTAATTAATGGAAGAAGTAGATAATGCTGTGGGTAGGTCCTAAAGAAGAAGAAGCTTTAATTAAAACAAGTCAAGCAGAAGCTAGACTTTTTAATGATTATAGAAAATTATTTAGAGATAATCCTCAAAAAATAGATTACGCTTTAGCTCATACATCTGCTAATCCAATACTAAGTGCAGAATATATTACAGCATTAGCAATGTTAGAAGTTGACCCATTAGCTGATGCAGTACAAGAACTCTGTGATGAATATCAAACTGAATATGTAATACAACAATGTGAAAAATGGCAGAATGTTCATCAAAAATATGGTGGAGAAAAAATAGCTGATGATATGGTTTTAGGTATTACTGATGTAGCTACAGGACAAGCACAATTAGGAGTTTGGGCTTTTGCTATGCTTGATGGTATTAGAGAAAGTTGGAATAAATGGAATCCACTTCCAACAAGTGACTCTTATGTAGGTAACCCAATAGATGGGGATTATTATGAACCTAGAAGCATGGGTCGTATTTGGAGATATTATGAAGATTTAAGAAGATATGATGAATTATTAGAAGCTGGAGTCTCACCAGAAATAGCACAACTTAATATTGCTGCAGTAGTTAGAGGTACACAAGTTTCTGGAATAGGTACAAAACAAGGAATAAATGAATGGAGAGAAGTATTAGATTCATTTAAAGAAGCTGTTGATATGGCAGGAGAAAACTATGGTTGGACAGCTGCTAAAAAAGTTATGAGAGGTGAACAATTAAATTATGATAGAGAAAGAAAATTATTCTTTGAAAGTCTTTTTGCTGAAGATGACCCTAGATATCATGAATTATTAAAAATCCATAATGGTGATGAAAAGAAAGCAAAAGCAATATATTACGAAAATGTTGGTACTCCAATAAAAAGAAGAGATGAAGGTGGAGAATTAAATTATCTTAGTATTGAACATCCTAATAAAATTGCATTTTTTGCAGATAGAAGAACTAATGGAAATAATAATAATATTTTAGAATACGCAGAAATAGAAAGACAAAAAGATTCTGAAATATTACCTTATTCTTGGGGAAGATATGAAACCTCACAAGTATTTCAACCTGGTACTAAAGCATTTCAAAATGCATCTGGTATTTTAGATTTTACTTCTGCTTTACCAGCTGAATATATTACAGGTGGAATATTATCTATAGGAAAAATTGTTAAAGGAGCTAGAAGTGTTGATTCAATTAGTCAAATGATTAGAACTAGAAAAGCTGCTGGAGGAAGATTCTTAGGAAATAAAGAAGAAGCTCTTAAATATCAAGATGAGTTATTAGCAGCTAAAGACCCTAGTGCTTTAAATAACTTAGTTGATGACATATCAGGAGAAGCTAAAAAGATATGGAATCCAAAAGTTAAAAAACAATATAAAACTGATAAAAAACTTTTAAGAAGAAATGGAATACTTGGTGGATATAGACCTGCAGTAATGAGACAAGGACCTAGCAAAGTAACTTCATTACCTGAATCAGTTAATTTATTTAAAGCATTAGCAAAAGAAAAAAGTAAATATTTATTAATATCTAATCCTCAATTAGCAAAAATGGGTTTACCAGAGGAAGTTTGGCAATGGGTAGCTAAACAATCTGATTGGACTAAGATACAAAAATTATTTAAAGAGATGATGACTGATGGAATAACAGAAATACCACGT